AACGCTTGGGTGCGTCTGGTGTTCCGACATCAGTTGGGTATGGCACTGGTGAATCCCATAGACAAGTTGACTCATTCAAGACCCAAGATGCAAATGGCTTGGGAGGAATAAAAGCATCTCGCTGAGCGTCATAGGTGTATCCAAGGCCAGCGTAATTCTTGCGAAATGGAGTGCCACCTAAAGCGTGTACACCTCCATGCGTGTTGTAACTGGTCTGTTTGTATACGTCACCAGTTCGAGCAGACAATTCAGCCTCTAGGCCATTGTCTTCATCTCTGCCAACAGTAACAAAAACCACTACGTTGTTTTCATCTAATTTTGCAAAGTGTGCGATGATATATTCTCCTTAACTAAATGTCACAGTTTCTGACGTTGTTGATGTTGCAGTAATGGTATAAACATTGTTTGAACCCACAGTAGTAGAGGTTTGTGTAACACCGCCAGAAAAGGTTACAGTTACTCCAGTTGGTACTGAAAGAATAACTACACCAGAACCACCAGAAGCGGCCAATAATGAACCAGCACTAGCCAATCCAGATGCACCACCACCTCCACCTCCTGTATTTGCACTACCAGCACTAGCAGTACCACTAGGAGCAGTAGCACCATTTCCACCACCTCCAGAACCTCCTGTTCCACGAGTTCCAGCACTTCCACCTTGATATGTAGCACCACCACCACCACCACCAGCGTAAGTTACAGAAGATCCAGAAATACTAGATGCTGTACCAGCACCACCACTACCTGATGTAGTTCCTGAAGCATTACCACCAGTAGCAGAAGCACCTCCTCCTCCTCCAGCAACCTGATTAGCACCATTTCCACCATTATTACCTTGTGATGGAGATGTTGATGGTGTATTACCTGATCCAGGATTATTTCCTGTACCAGTTACCCCACCACCAGATCCTCCATTACCAGCAGAATATAATCCATCTCCACAGTTTGATCCACCACCTCCACCTGTTGATGTAATTGAACTAAATACAGAATTTGATCCATTTCCTCCATAAGTATTTCTATTACTTATATTTGGAGCACCACCAGCACCTACTGTAACTGTATAGCTTGTATTTGGTGTAATAGAAAAACTTGAATTTGTTCTAAATCCACCAGCACCTCCACCACCACCAGCATCATAATAATAACCACCGTTATAACTAGAGCCACCAGCACCTCCTCCAGCAATAACCAAATAAGCAAGTGCAAATAATGATGCTAATTTAAATGTAACTGTTTCTGAAGTTGTTGAAGTAGCAGTTACTGTATACACATTATTACTGCCATTGGTAGATGCTGTAAACGTCACGCCACTAGAAAATGTAGCGACATAGGTGTTGGGTATAGAAATAATGACTACACCAGAGCCACCAGACGCTTGTGGAGAAGATGCGTTAACAGCATAGTTACTACTTCCACCACCACCACCACCTGTGTTGGCTGTTCCACTTGTTCCTAAAACTTGAGTTGTTGGTAAACCGGGGCCACAAGCACCAGCACCACCACCTCCTAAACCACCGCTAGAATTCGATGTGCCACCACCACCTCCTCCACCACCAGCGTAATATGTGCTAGTTCCAGTAATGCTTGATGTTGCTCCATTACCTCCATTACCAGAACTTGTACCTGACGCATTACCACCAGATGCACCAGCACCACCACCACCACCACCAGCACCATAAGAACCACCTGAATATCCTATTCCACTACCACCCGCATTTCCCTGACCACTTGGGCTTGCAGAACCACCCGATCCACCAGATGCTGCGCTTCCACCACCGCCTCCACCTGATCCACCATTATTACCAGCTGCTCCACTTCCACCACCTAATCCACCACCATAAGATGTTATAGACGATAAAACAGAATTTGAACCAGCAGAACTACTTGGTGCTCCACCAGCTCCAACAGTAACTGTATAAGCCGTACTTAATGTTGCTGTAAATGAACTAGACAAAAAGCCACCGCCACCTCCTCCACCTTGCCTGTAATCAGCAGTTGTAACACCTCCACCACCAGCTACTACCAAGTAAGTAACTGTTGGACTAGCCTTTTTAGTGCCAGTAAAGAAAAAGTCTAGTGCGCCAAACATTATGCAAATGCCTGTGCGTAAGTGCCATACCAAACAGAGTTAATACATACAAATGAAAGTATGTCTAAGCCTGTGGAAGCAGTTGTTGTGATTGTGGGAGCAGTACCACCAGGCCATTTAACACCTGTAAATGTAGCCGTTCTAGAACCAGTACCATCTTGGATTAACTTAACAATGAATGATGTGCCTGACGTTGCAGTTGGCATGGTGAACGTACAGTTACCAGTCAATGTATAACTAAGAACAGTTCCTGAAGACAGAGACAAAGTAACTGCTGTGCTTGAGTTAGTCAAAGCAGGAGCAGTCTCTAAGTACGATGTGATCGTAGGATTGGTCAGAGTTTTGTTAGTTAACGTCTGACTAGAACCAAGATTTACTAATGTGTCTGTTGCCGCAGGAAATGTATATGAATAAGCACCAGACACTACAAATGTAGATGCATAGTTACCTGAAATGGCAATCGTGCTGGCTGCGTTGTTTGCTACACCTGTACCACCGTTCGCAGCAGACAAAGTTCCTGTCAAATTTGTTATAACAGTAGAAGATACTTTGACAACATCATTGACCGCAGCTACTGGATTGGCATAAACAATTGCTGTTTCACCGGAAGCAACAGTAACTCCTGTTCCACCAGATTTTTTAATGGTAATACCAAAACCGCCAGTTGTGTTGTTAATTACAACGTATGTTTTACTCAGTACCGTACCACCAGCTGTAGGCACAAAAATATTTCGAAGAAGTGATCTGGAACCTGTGCAATTAAGTACATAGTACTGTGCAGATGTACCACTGATATTTGTTGCTAAATTTGTTCCCTGTGTCAGCGTTAGAGTTACATCAGCATCTGTTGTGATGTTATTGGTTCCGCCAATCGCAATGTCCAAATACGCTGTGATCGAATTGTTGACATCATCACCCCAAGTACCGGACTCGGTTCCTGTGACTGGCTGGCCCAACCCTAGGTTGGTTGTGTAATAAATTGTCATGTTGTCCTCATTCTATCGCTATTAAAACCCAATTTGGTGAATCTGTTGTGTCAACTGTTGTCCAGCCCGGAGTTTGCGTGTCACCTATATTTTGCCATGAAGGTGTCTGGCTGTCATCAATTAAACTCCAATAAATTACCCCCATCGTTCCAACTTGCTCTACCGAGGCCACTCCATTTAATGTAGCTCCTCTACCTGTCATTGCTACCGTACCAACCGCTGCACTAGAACCTACCCCGGTCAATGCAATGGTAATCCCTGAAGCTGTCGATAAATTACCTACAGAACCTACAGCAGTTACAGAACCTAATGGTACTGCTACTGCCCCTACCGTTCCTGTTGCAATAACCCCCGTAAGATAAGGCGCTAAGTTGACCGTTACAGAACCAACATTGCCCGAGCCACCAACACCTGTCAAAGAAATTGTTAAATTGGCTGTTGGGGAACCAACATTTCCATAGCCAATAACACTTAAACCAGAAACAGCTTCACTATCCGTAACCGTTCCCACAGCACCAGAAGCATTCACTCCTGATAAACTGAAAGATGGCGTACCTACTACCGTTCCAGTAAACCCGCTTGCCAGTACACCTGCCAATGCTTTTGTACTACTTACTAAAACTGATCCTGTTGCCCCCGCAGCACCTACACCAGATAGGGCTATTGTGACATTGACTGACTGACTGCCAACTGATCCCGAAGCAGCAACGCCTGTTAAAGCAAGCGTTAAATTACCAGATACTGTACCAACATTACCACTGGCAAAATTACCTTGAATATTGCCTGTATCAGCCTCGCTAACATTACCCGTTACCCCTGAAGCATTAACACCCGTCAATGCAACAGTAATATTAACCCCAACAGATCCTACATTTCCATTGGCTTGAACACCCGTGGTTGGAGTACCCAAAATACCCCAAGTACCCTGACCCCAAGTACCAGCGCCCCAGCCATCAGTGGTGGGTACGCCCTGTCCAAAGTTGCCATTGCCCCACGGATTGACGCCCCATCCAGCCATAACTCACCTATTAGGTAGTTGACAAACGCAGTAAAGCAGTTGATGTTGTGTTGCTTGGCATTGTCAGTGTAAATGTTCCGGCCGTAATGGTTTGTGAACCAAATGTGTGAACGCTAACTGCGGCATTAGATTGGCTTGAGTTATAAATTAAAACTGTATCAAATGCAGTAGTCAACGTAACTGTTGTGTATACCAAATTGGCTGAAGGTGTCCAATAAGCCACGCCCGCAGTTGATGAACTATTGGTAGATGTAGGAGCCGTTGCATTTGTTACTGTAACACCGCCAGCCGTGTATCCAGTACCAGATACCTCACCTGTTGCAGAATACGCTGTGGTCGCCGCATTAATAGCAGGACTTGCAGTAGTTGTATACAAAGCTGCTTTAAATGTATCCGCAGCACTTGTTCCACGAGTGGGAGCCGTACCAAAATTATGAGTAGCTGTTAATAGCTGCCCCATGAAAGAAGTACACATTGATTGCGTATTTGCCATGATAAATCCTTTTAGCCAAATGTGGCCGCTACGAGGTCAGAGAAAGGGGAAGTTTTTAAAGTCACATGCGCAGAACGATGAACAAGTTCACCATCCAACCAGTACTCAGTCCATGTTGTGTATTCAATATCATTGTCGATTGAACCTTCCTTCTTCTCAAGAAGAGAATCATCCATATCGCCTTTAGTCGTTGTAACTATCAATTTGAACTCCTAATCAATGCCGTAGTGGGTGAATTGACTGGCATGGTGATGGTGAAATTGACCATTGTTTTATTTGAACCAAAATCAATTACACATATCGATTTGTTGCCTTTACTTTGATTATAAAGTAAAGCACACCGAGCAGTAATATTAGAGTTAGCCCAAACAACATTATTAAAATTAACATAGGCTATGTATCCTGATGTATTGACTGTAGCCCCTGTTACTTGTATTCCTGCGGCTGTATATCCACTTTGCCCAGTGACTTCATTAGCTGATGTATACACAGTTGTATCGGGCCCTAGATTGGCAAAGCCTGTGTATAGCGCCATATACAAAGTATCTGTCAATAGGTTATGCACCCCTTGATAGAGCTCTGCTTTAAAACTAGTGGTTTGGGTTTGGATTATGCTCATGATACTGGAATCCTAACCTGACCATCACGATAAGCATCCATACGGAGTTTTCCGTCTCCCAAATTCTTGAGAAGAGCCATAGCCTGTACATAGCGATCTTTGTACAGAGCTTGCATGTCAGCATCGCCTTTGATGTAAGTAATAGCCTCATACAAAGTGCCATTCAACAAAGCCGAGTCAAAGTTATCCCCGACCCATGTTTCGCCGTTGGGGTTATTGATTGCTGTGACTGTTAATATCAACCCAGTGCCGCCTGCAATGGTAGCACTCAAGGTATCGCCAACAGCGTAATAACATCCCTTACCAATCAAGGTTACAGAAGTGACAATGTTGCCGCTAACAACAATAGTAGCAGTAGCGCTATTGCCAGTCCCCCCAGTAAGAGTAACATTGTAATAAGTGCCATTTGTGTACCCCGATCCTGCGTTAGTAATCGCTAGTGTACTAATTGCAGCTTGAATAATTGATGTTGGATAGTAGTAATAATGCAACTCTGCGTTATAACTAAAATTAGGGGTTGGGCCAATAATGAATGTTAAAAGTGTTTCGTTTGAAGATGATGGGCCAAAAATGGCGTAGTGCTTGGGCTGTCCTGTAGCGCTTGGATTAGGATAAGCCTCACGAATAAAATTTACGTCTTTATTTAAGAGGTAAAGATAATTACCCGTGCTGCCATCCACAGGATATACAGCGAGTGAATACACTGATAAAAAATCAGCGGGGGCAGTAAGGTATGGATTACTTGTAGTCACAATACCCGTCACGTTTTTACGCAGAGACGGCAATTGCACCGTGTTATAAATCTTCTGCTCGGTCTGCTCAATCATACGATTGAGGTCGAGTGTCGGGAAATTATTCTC